AAAGAATTAAAAGATTATATTTCTAAATCTGTTATCTCTAATAAAAATAGAGGTAGATCTTGGTTGTATGGATATAACGAAAAATATGATGTAGTTATTATATCTAAGACAGGACAGATTGGAAGTGTTATAGAAATTAATGGATTAAAAATTGCTTTACCTAAAACCCCAACAGATGTTTATCGTAGAGATAGAAAAAAAGAGGAGCAGTATTGGGAACCTATCCCAATCTCTAAAGATTTAGGGAGAATTAAATCTATCTTTCAATGGCACGAAACACCTGATACCTTCAAGTCTCAATGGGTAGAATACATTGAAGAAGAGTTCGATAGAAGAGAGCAAGGGCATTGGTTTATGAATAACGGACAACCAACCTACATAACAGGAACTCACTATATGTATTTGCAGTGGACAAAAATAGATGTAGGTAATCCTGATTTCCGAGAAGCTAATCGGATCTTTTATATTTTTTGGGAGGCTTGTAAGGCTGACAAAAGGAGTTTTGGGATGTGCTATCTGAAAATTAGAAGATCAGGTTTTTCTTTTATGAGTTCTTGTGAAGGAGTTAATCAAGCAACTATAACTAAAGATGCCCGTATAGGAATCTTATCTAAAACAGGTTCTGATGCAAAAAAAATGTTTACAGATAAAGTTGTTCCTATTTCCAATAACTACCCATTCTTTTTTAAACCTATTCAAGATGGGATGGATAAACCTAAAACTGAATTAGCTTATAGAGTACCTGCCTCTAAGATTACTAAAAAGAATATGCATCGGATTTCTGATGAAGAACTGGAGGGGTTAGATACAACTATTGACTGGAAAAATACAGGGGACAATAGTTATGACGGAGAGAAGTTACAGTTACTTCTTCACGATGAAAGTGGAAAATGGGAAAAGCCTGATAACATCTTGAATAACTGGAGAGTAACTAAAACTTGTTTGCGTTTAGGTAGTAAGGTTATTGGTAAATGTATGATGGGATCTACTTCAAACGCTTTAGATAAAGGGGGTAGTAATTTTAAATCTTTATATGAAGATTCGATGCCTTACAAAAGAAACGCTAATGGTCAAACTAAATCAGGGCTTTATTGTTTGTTTGTTCCAATGGAATGGAATTTTGAAGGGTATATAGATAGGTATGGTATGCCTGTATTAACCTCACCGAAAGCTCCTGTCGTAGGGATAGACGGGGAGATGATAACGGTGGGAGCGGTAGATTATTGGGAGAATGAAGTAGAGTCTTTAGCCCAAGATGCAGACGCATTAAATGAATTTTACAGGCAGTTTCCTCGAACTGAATCTCATGCATTCCGAGACGAAAGTAAACAGTCTTTATTTAATCTAACTAAAATATACCAACAGATAGATTACAATGATTCGTTAATAATGTCTCACCATACTACTCGAGGTTCATTTCAATGGGAGAATGGAGTTAAAGATACTAAAGTATTGTGGCATCCTAATAAGAACGGAAGGTTCTTGGTAAGCTGGACTCCTCGTGCAGGATTACAAAATAGAATAATTACAGAGAGAGGAATTAAAAAACCAGGGAATGAACATTTAGGTTCATTTGGTTGTGACTCTTATGATATTTCAGGAGTAGTAGTAGGTAAAGGATCTAACGGAGCTTTGCATGGATTAACTAAATTTAGTATGGAGGATGCTCCGAGTAATGAGTTTTTTCTTGAATACATAGCTCGACCTCAAACCGCAGAGATATTTTTTGAAGAAGTTTTAATGGCTTGTGTTTTTTATGGCATGCCTATTTTGTGTGAAAATAATAAACCTCGACTACTCTATCATTTTAAGAACAGAGGGTATAGAGGATATTGCATGAATCGACCTGATAAAAGATACAACAAGTTATCTAAAACAGAAAAAGAATTAGGGGGTATTCCTAATAGTTCGGAAGATGTAAAACAATCCCATGCATCAGCTATAGAGTCGTATATAGAAAAATATATTGGAATGGATAATGGGGGAGATTATAGAGATCCAGAAGATATGGGGGTAATGTATTTTCAAAGAACTTTAGAGGATTGGGCTAAGTTTGATATTAGCAATAGAACCAAGTATGATGCAGCTATTAGTTCAGGTTTAGCTATTATGGCTAATCAAAAACACTTATACACACCATCTAAACAAAAATCAAAAATAAGTATTAACTTTGCAAGATATAATAATAAGAGTACACATAGTAAAATAATTACATGAAAGCAGTCCAGATAGATATACAAAATGCTGCGTTTCCTGATCAGTTTGTGTCCGATAAAAAGAAGAAGAGTAAGGAGTTCGGATTACAGGTAGGCCAAGCTATACAATATGAGTGGTTCAGAAAAGATGGCATGAATTGTAGATTCTACAATCAGTGGGCAGATTTCAACCGCCTTAGATTATATGCAAGAGGGGAACAATCAGTAGCAAAATACAAAAACGAGTTAGCGGTAGATGGAGATTTATCTTACCTAAATTTAGATTGGACACCTGTTCCTATTATCCCGAAGTTTGTGGATATTGTGGTTAACGGAATGTCTGACCGATTATTTAAAGTGAACTGTGTTGCAAGTGATGCAATGTCAGCGGAGAAGCGAAATCAATTTCAGAGAATGGTTGAAGTTAATGTTGCTGCTCAAGATTTATTTCATCAAGTAGAGAATGATTTCCAAATGGAGGTATTCCAGGTTGATCCAAAAACCTTACCTCAGAGCGATGCTGAGATGGAATTATATATGCAACTCAATTATAAGCCTGCTATAGAAATAGCTAATGAGATAGCTATTGATACTATGTTAGAGGAAAACCATTATCCAGATGTTCGTAAGAGAGTGGATATGGATCTAACAACTTTAGGGATAGGGATAGCAAAACATATGTTTCAGAAGGGAGACGGAATAAGAGTTGAATATGTTGATCCGGCAAATGTAGTTTATAGCTATACTGAAGATCCTTACTTTAAAGATTGTTTCTATTGGGGTGAATTAAAAACTGTACCTATTACAGAGGTTTTAAAAATCAATCCAGATTTAACTGAACAAGATTTAGAGGAAATATCAAAATATAGTCAAGCGTGGTATGATTATTACAATGTTGCTGCAATGTATGAGAACAGTATGTTCGCAAGGGATACTTGCACATTACTTTTCTTTAATTATAAAAGTACTAACAGTTTTGTGTACAAGAAGAAACAAATGGCTGAAGGTACATTTAAGACGGTAGAAAAAGATGATGAGTTTAATCCTCCTCAAGAAATGATGGATGAGGGAGATTTTGAAAGAGTAGAAAAAAGAATTGATGTATGGTATGATGGGGTGATGGTAATGGGAACTAATATTCTTTTGAAATGGGAGTTAATGGAAAATATGGTGCGTCCTAATTCAGCGAACCAATATGCAATGGCTAATTATGTAGCGTGTGCTCCAAGAATGTATAAAGGAACTTTAGACTCTTTAGTTCGTAGGATGATTCCTTTTGCAGACTTAATTCAAATGACACACTTAAAGATACAGCAAGTTGTTTCTAAAGTTGTGCCAGATGGTGTGTTTATAGATGCCGATGGATTAAGCGAAGTTGATTTAGGGACAGGTAATGCTTATGATCCTTCAGACGCTTTACGATTATACTTCCAAACTGGTAGTGTGGTTGGAAGAAGCTATACTCAAGATGGGGAATTTAATAATGCTAAAGTCCCTATTACTCAACTAACTTCTAATAGTGGAGGGAGTAAGATGCAAATGTTAATTGGAAACTATAATCATTATTTAAATATGATTAGACAGGTAACTGGATTAAATGAAGCAAGAGATGCTTCTATGCCTGATCCTGACTCTTTAGTAGGTATTCAAAAATTAGCTGCTTTAAATTCTAATGTAGCTACTCGACATATTCTTAACTCGAGTTTATTTATCACTCGTACTTTAGCTGAATGCCTATCTATTAGAACTGCTGATATTTTAGAATACGCAGATTTCAAAGATGAGTTTGCTATGCAAATAGGTAAATACAATTTAGGTATCATAGAAGAAATTAAAAATCTTTACCTATATGATTTTGGTATCTATATTGAGATGTCTCCTGACGAAGAAGAGAAAGCTCAGTTAGAACAAAATATTCAAATGGCTCTACAGAAAGGAGGTATTGATCTGGAAGATGCAATTGATATTAGAACTCTTAATAATTTAAAGATGGCTAATCAATTATTAAAAGTTAAAAGAAAACAGAAACAGCAAGAGCAACAACAGCAAGAGCAACAAAAGCAGGCGATGCAAGGGCAACAACAACAAGCTCTACAACAGCAAGCTGCTCAAGCTAAGATGCAACAAACTCAGCAAGAGCTTCAGACTAAGATTCAGCTTAAACAAGCAGAGATTGCTTTTGAAATAGAAAAACAAACTAATGAAGCTGAGTTGAAACGAAGATTAATGGATGTTGAGTTTAACTATAACATGCAGTTAAGGGGTATGGAGCAAGGGCAGATTGACGCAAGAGAAACTCAGAAAGAAGACGCTAAAGCTGCGAGGATTAGTTTAGGTAATACTCAGCAGTCTAAAATGATTACTCAAAGAAAAACTAATGGGCCTCCTATTAATTTTGAGTCTAATGAGGATAGCTTAGATGGTTTTGATTTAGCAGAATTTGAACCAAGATAAGACCTTAAAAAAACAATAAATAATATATTAACTTTGCATAAATTAAATTAAATCAAAATGGAAGAAAATAAAGAACCAAAAATTATAGTAAAAGAAGTTACGGGAAATGAAGAAAAATCTCGAGCTGAAGTAGAGGAGACATTACTTAAAAAACATGAAGAAAAAATCAGCTCTACAGAAAGTGACACTGAAGTGGAGCGAGTGGCTTCAAGCAATGAGAGTTCCGACTCCAGTAAAGAACAAAAAGAAGTACAACAGGAAGGTGAAACACAAGAAAGCCAATCATCAGGCTTAAATGATGAAAGCGTTCTTTCATATATTAAAGAAAGATATGACAAAGATATTTCGTCAGTAGACGATTTGTTTGCTCAACGAGAGTTAAATGAAGATCTAC